AGTTTACCCCACCTCAGTGACTGGGCCTGAGTACGCAACAGACTGAGTTTCCACCGCCCAGGAGTTTACAGTGTCATTTGCGTATACGTCGTACGGAAGCGTTGATGATAGTGCGTATGATTGGCTTGGATTGTCTACAGATTTGTTACAAGTAAATACGCAAAATTTATCAAGATTAATGAAAACAGATGAGACAATTAACTCGCCATCGACAGGAAACAAAGTGTTTGAAACACAAGATTTCTTCGATACATTTAATAAAGGGTAATTCGTGATTGATGATTTGCTAAATTCGGTTAATTCCGGGGCAAGAAGAAACAAATACCGGGTCCTTATTCCAATAATAGATAAAGAGTTAAGCAGAGAGGTGAGCATTCTGTGTCACGCGTCGTCTTTACCTGGAAGAACGCTTGTTCCTACTGAGGTAGTAATTAAGGGAAGAAAAGTACAAATGAGAGGCGAGACCTCATTTGATGGGTCATGGGAAATGACCGTGTACAACACAGAAAATATGAAAATTCGCCAATACTTTTTAGATTGGATGCAACAGGTTCACAACACTCATATAAATCCAACCGGTCTGGTGGGCACAATCCCGGGGGCGGAATCGTTCGTAAACCAGGCGAATAATGTCGTCGGTGCTGCAAAGGGCGTTGCCCAAACTATCAATAACATAGGGTCAAATCCACTGGCCCTTATAAACGCGCAGCCTGCGTACCAGAGGGATATAAAGATTGAGCAGTTAAATTCTAGGGGGGAGGTTGAGGCAGAAGTTCTTTTAATTGGGGCTTTTCCTACAGCAGTTGCTGCCGTCGACCTCGACGACGCCACCGGCGAGGTTTCCACGTCAACGATAACATTTGCTTATTCAGATATGCAGACTGGTTCGTTAGAAGAAAACGCGATGAAATCTATTTTCGGGGACAACGCTACGAGTTTTATATAAACTCAATTATATAAATAACTAAATGATATCAAGGAAAAATAAATGTCAACTATAAGAGAACTCTCAGCTGTACTTGGTTCTGCAGCTCGTGCTAACAAATATCGTGTTTCTTTCGCATGGCCTACTGGTGTAACGGGCGAAGTGGACTTGAGAGATGCGGATGTGCTGGCTAAAGCAGCAGCCGCGCCAACCAGAGAATTGGGTCAAATTGAATTGTTCAATCAGGGACGTAAACTTATTATCCCTGGAGACACAACGTATGATAATGCTTGGTCTGTTGATTTCTATCTTACAGAAAACCACCAGTTCCGCTACGACATCATCAAGTGGATGGACGCATGCGATAACTTCCAAAGGAACACACACTCGGGAAATCCAAGAGCAATTTATGCGGACTTGAGATTAGAGCAACTCGATTCTGCAGGTAACGTCACAGCTCAGTACACACTCCACAACTGTTTCCCTCAAGTAGTCGGTGAGGTTACTTATGGAGATGATACTACAGATACTGCAGCTGAGTTTAACGTAACATTCTCGTATTCAGACTGGGTAACTGGTATTGCTGAATTCTCCGCATATGTAGCCCCTTCTGCGACTGAAAACGACATAGCTTAGTCGTAAATCCTCGATATGATAGGCGTTTTCGCCTATTCCCCATTTTATAAATAACATAGCAGCAGTGAGCAGTGATAGGCTCGGATATGCCGCGTATGGTGAAGAGCCATACGCCGTTTAGACCAGGTATGGATGATTACACTTTCATCTGTTGACTTTTAAAAACACAGGAATCAAAATGGCAAATTTAAGCGCCGGCGTATATATCAAAGAGATTGATAATAGCGCAATAGTCCCAACGGTTTCCAATTCCGTTACGTTCTTCGCGGGTGACTTCACTAAAGGTCCTATCCAGGAGCCGTTTGTTATCACGACGAAAGAAGAGCTCGAAACTTACTTCGGTAAGCCCACAAACACTAACTACAACCAATGGTACCAGTGCAGCAAGTACTTTGATTACGCGAACCAACTAATCATCTCTCGTGCATTTACTGAAGGTAACTATGTTGCTACTGGAGCAACTATCGCGGCCGACCTTACTACAGGTAGCACTGCAATTCCGGGCATTACAGATATCAGTCAACTATACGTTGGCAATAAATTTAAAGTCGGTGGGTCGGGTAACGCAGATGAATACACAATCACTGATATTGTTCCTACCGGTGTTGTTGGTGAATACACAATCCATATCGATCCTGCAGTTGTCACCCCTCTTATTGCCGGCCAAGTGATCTGGGTTGCAGAAAGACACCAGAATGCGGGTATCGACGTTTACTCAGACCCTGTTCACTTCGAACCGGACCTAAGCGTCCCAGATCCCACGCCACATACATCGGGTATGGTGCCTGCGTACAGCCAGCTGTTCGAGTTATACAAGAATAAGTCGGACTTCGAATTCAAAGAAGAAGCAGGCATCACCAAAAACGAGGGTGTTAAACTTAAATTCATTGCTCAAACCGCGGGTTCTGTAGAGAACGATATCGACATCGCTATCTGTAACCCAATTGACTTCCGTGACTGGGTTGACCCTAACCTATCAGGCGAAGATGGCCCTTCTCTTGCGCAAGCATTCCAAGGGTTACCTCTTGCGAACTACTTCCAGTATCCTCCAGTGGACGATGAAATCGGTATTGTTATCAAGCGCGGTGATGAAGTCGAGAGTTTCGTTGTTTCATTCGATCCAACTGCACTTGATGGCAACAACAAGTCTAAGTATATCGAAAACGTTATCAACAATAACTCTAAGATTCTTTACGTTTCTGAAGACAGCACAATTGGGAAAACCTCATACCACGTCGAAATTGGTGGTGTAGTCGTTGAGTACTCTACTTACGTGGCATCTCACCTTTACCAAGACAGCCAAGGATGGATGTTCGATGACGCGGTTCTTGAAGCAGACAAGGAAAATAACGGTCTATATACCCCATTGACTACATTCGGTGGTTTGGCTCCAACTATTACTTCTTCAATGACCGGAGATATCTCAGCAGCATACGATGAGGTCCTTGATAAAGAGTACTTCGAAATTGATATCATTATCGGTAACGAGCTTGACCAAGGTAAGTCGGCTATTGATCTTGCGGTCAAACGTGAAGACTGTATCGCATTTATTGGTGCAAGATACGAGGACGTCGTTGGTAACCGTTCAGCGGATGCTGTTAATAATCTTACCAAGTATGTTCTGGGAACATCGGACAATGGTGGTACTGCCCCTCAGCGTACAATGTTTGCAGCATTCTTCGGTAACTACCACAGAATCTTTGATAACTACGCTAAGAAATATCGTTGGATTAACGTTGCTGGAGATATGGCTGGTCTACGTGCAAACATCAACAGTACTCGTGCTTCATGGTGGGCATCTGCTGGTCTTCGTAGAGGTATTATCCGTAACATCGATAAAATTGCATTCACCCCGTCTGAAGCGCAGCGCGATGTCCTGTACAAAAACAGCATCAACCCAATTGTTTCGTTCCCTGGTGAAGGTAACCTATGTTATGGTCAAAAAACTCTGTTGAACTATGAGTCAAGCTTCGACCGCATTAACGTCCGCGGACTATTCAATGCAATCGAAAGAGCAATGGCGAAGGCAGCGAAATCATCTGTATTTGAATTCAACGATCCATTCACTCGTAATGCGATTCTTGCGATGTTCAACCCATACCTTAGCACTGTTAAATCAGGACGTGGTGTTGAGGATTTCCTTGTTGTTTGTGATACAACAAACAATACACCTGATGTAATCAGTCGTAACGAACTTGTTGTTGACATCTACATCAAGCCGATGTACGCAGCTGAGTTCATTCAGTTGAACTTCAACAACGTTGGTACACGTTCTTTCGCTTCAGTAATTGGAGCTTAATATATAGGGCTTCGGCCCTATTCTTCTACAGATATTTCGTTATAGTTTTTTTAAGTGAGTTCACGTTAAAATCAAATGCGGGCATATATTTCGTGTCGTTAATCACTGCGTAGAATAAAGCTTCGTCGCCAAAAGTTACCCCCACAGTATCATTGAATGTTTCAATATCGACTATATCTGAAGCATCATCCAATGCCCAATCCTCAAGAGA